GATTTAGGAATACCACTTCTAAAGCATAATCTAACAACTTCTTCTCTTTCCATCCCTAATCTTTCCATTATCTCTTCACCAGATAAGCCTTGGTTCTTTACCATATCATTTATTATATCAGACATTTCAAGCACTCCATGAGTTCCTCTGGCTCTATTATGTCGTATTGTTGCCATTTGCTGTTGTGCTTTGTCTTTAGGTCTTACAATAACAACTGGAACTTTGCCATTAGTAAGCTTTTTAACTGGATCGGTATTTGATACTGTCCAGCGATGGAAACCGTCTACAATAGTAAAATCTGGATTTATTACAATAGGTTGTGTCCAGCCATCTTCTAATATAGATGTTTCTAAAAGTTTAAGCTCTGGCGGTGCTACTTTATTTGGGTTATAATTGTTTGGTTTCAGCTTTTCTCTATCCATCCAAACTACTTTATCTAATGGTTGTTTTTTCATTTTGGTATCACATAGTTAGGAAATGGTTTGTCGGAATGATCCATTATATTTGGACTTTTTCTTTTGCTATTCATTAAAAATTTTAATTCTTCTTCTTGTTCTGGGCTTCTATTTTGATCAAGTAACCAATCAACATATTTATCTCTTTCTTTGAGCCTAGATAAAAGCCTTGCTTGATCTCCTTGGCTTGGTTTATTTAATCTATAAGATTTATTATCATTTATCTGGGCTTTATTAATTACTTGTACCGCTTTTTTAGGTCTGCCCATTTCCCAATACTCAAAGCCATCTAGCTCAAAATATAAATATTGTTTTTTATGAAATGCTTTGATAGTTGCATTTTCTCTCATGTACTCTATAAAAAGCTCAAAACGCTCATCATCTTGAACCCTATCTCTTGTTGTGTAATAGTGGGGCAAGAAAGCAGCATAGCTTTTAGCATAAACCCAAGGAACTTCTTCAATAAAACTAATAGCTTCTTTTTTAAGCATACAATCTTTTTGCTTCTTTTAATGTAATGCCAAGTTTTTTTCTGGCAGTAACTGATTGATTATTTAGCGTATTGCTTTGTCTTCCTTTCATATCGCCACGAATAGCTACCTTACATAACCATTTCCAAGAAACGCCACTTATTGGATGCGGCTCTTCTTGTGGAATTGGCATTGAGGTTCTTCCTTTGTGTAATTTCATATATTGATTAAGCGATTTCTTAACTAAATTTTTAGCATCGTGATCATAGCTGTCTAAAATAACTCTGGCATATTGTGACCATTTAAGATGATCTGGCTTTTCACTTGCGGAGCTATAAAGCTCTGTATTTGCATATCTCCAAGCAGTAGCAACTCCTTTCACTCTATAAAGCATTTTATGCCAAAGCTCTGGAAAACATTCAGAATATACCCATAATCCTCGCAATGGTTCTTCTCCGTAAGGAGGACAAACTCTTTGCGTTAAAAATTTATTATGCCATTTGGTTTGATTAAATATATCGTAAGTAGTATTATAATCCCAACCAAACTTATGAACCGCAAGCCAAACGTCTTTGCTAGACCAATCATAAATAGGAAAAGCTCTATATTGATTCATTCCATTCTCTGCTTTAGAATTTAGAAATACATCATTCTTTTTACTTGCGATTACTTGGTATCTCCTTAAACTTTCTTCAGTTCTGATTCCTGTCAGCATAGCAATTCTTCCGTCTTTTTTATCGTATATATACGGACAAAACTCTTGGAATGACATACCCTTTTTAAATTTAGGATGCTCTGTGATAGCTTCTTCTGGTAATTCTCTTACCCATAAATCTTTTTTATCTGCATCCCATGTGTACCAGAATGGTTCTTCATTTGAACAAGCATTTCTATGCTTTACTTCTAAACAATACCATTTTAAATCTATATCTGGATTTTCAGAAACTCGCTTCACATAATCAATGGTTGTAGGATGTATTGCTTCCTCATCAAAAAATACCACCTCTAATGGAAGCTGATTGCGTTGTTTAGCAACTTCTAAGGTGCAATTCAAAACCGCTGTTGAATCTTTGCCCCCAGAAAATGAAACTACAACTTTATCAAAAGAATCATAGAGATAATTAATTCTCTCAATGGC